GTAAGTTGAATTTGGGAAGACGTGCGAATGGATGACACGTTATCCATGACAACGACACGTGCATGTGTGAGCGTTATGCCGTGCCATAACTGCCCTCACACATAGGCGTTTTGTGCAACAGCCCTGTTAATCGGACCTTGTATAGGTACTACACCAAATAAGTTAAAGTCTGGCGCCAATACGCTAAAGGCATCTGCTAAAGCTGACAGCAATATTATCAACAAAACGTTCTCGCGATCATGAGGCGGATAAATGGGCGGTATATTGTTTGGTAGCGTTGTTCTGTTAAGAATCGCAGCTCGTAGTCCATGCCACAAAGGATTCTTATATGAGTAAACATTGAATATATGTGCTTGTAATGATGGATACTGGGTCATGGTTTTGTCTAAACTCAAATAATAGATCACTTCAATCTCGATCATACCTTGTCCTAGACCTGGGTTATTCACATTAACCGGCGCTTGCCCATCATAAGCTATTATCACACCAGCCCTCATGTTTACACCCCCCACGTTCAGAGTCACGCCCTGAGGTGTATCTTGTGCATTACCCGCTGCATTCGAAAAAGTCCCAATTCGTCTCCACACAAAGTAAATCATTACAGGATCATTTTGATTTTGAAATAGCGCCTGGATATCACCCCGTGCCCCAGCATTCATTGAAACCTGAGCTAAAGTCGAGGATACGATTGATGTAGTAACATTCTGGCCAACTCGCTGTCTGAACCGCCCATGTTGGGTAACTTCTGGCGCTGCCAAAAAATAGCCGAAAGGTTGACGATCCGGCCCCCAGGTTCCTGTCTCCCCGCTCATTCGAGCAATTTCGTTCGCGGATTCCATCGTATATGGTATTTCTGGCGTCGCCAACACCCCGATCGTTGCCAAATTTTGTATGTAATCAGGGGAAATATTTCCTACATTTAGATTTGCTGCTGCTAATATCATATCTAGACACATATAGAACATTTCATTCCGTTGTTCCTGCGAAGTTGGTCGCATCGTAACTGATCTTAGAGTCAATCCGTTATATCTATTAACTGCTATCCCTAATATCTCCAAGACATTGGACTCCACTACAATTCTTACCTCTTTTAGAGTGTTACAAGCTTTGATCACTGTTAGAGCTCTCGCAGCAATCGTGTCCATCTTCACCAAATTTTAAC